ATCTTCAGAGGTGTAATCATCAACATCCTCATCGTTATCGCCCACATCTGGCATCGGCACGGATGGCTCTGAACCTAGAGGGAACATGTTAGCTGAGATGTATATGTCATCACCGCCGTCAATAGGGCTTAGGCCAATAATTTCTCTGGCTTCGTTCCGAGTCATAATGCCCTCACGCACCGCGCTTGTGACGTTCTCATAGGTCTTTCTTTGCCGTTCAGCCAGAGCCGGTATGTTCTGTAGGTCGTACTCAAAACTTATATTCTCCCCATACATAGGCATTAGCCACTCGTTAATGTCCGACTGAACCAGCCGACAATGCGGAATGATCGTTTCTTCATATAGTGCCAACCTAGCCTCTGCTACATTCGCATAGGTCTGTGAGTCAGGTACGCCCACCAACTGACTAGGAACCCCAAAACAAAGAGCTATATCCGTTGCGCTCATGTGCTTCAAGCTGATGAAGTCCATGTCCCGTGGAGAAAGGCCCATTTCTTTCCAATCAAAGTCACCTTCTAAAAGCATCGGCCTTCCAGCGTTACCTGCGCCAGTAAATCGGTTGTTAAGATCGGTGAGTAGTTGTTGCCTCTGTGACTCCGTGAGATTTACAGCAAACCCCGCATCATCTTTAGGCTTAAATACCACAGCACCGCTGGGCCTAGCTCCATTATTGAGCAGCGATATATTGTGCTGGCTGGCTAAGTTGTGCTGATCTATCTCTACCGCTGCCGCAACAAGAGGCGAACATCCCTCAAAATCATCAAGCGGGTTCCACAATTTGATGTGCTTTAATTCGCTGAACCCTGTGTCTTGGTCAACTTGATAGGTTTGCTGGACTTGCCCGTTTATAATGTACTCATACTTCTCAGGTATCGGATTCTTACCGCCCTTGATCCTAATTCTGTCTGGTCTTAGCAGGTGCAGTTCGTTTGGCCCTGTGGATAACGTACCGCCAGCCTTAACGATATAGGCATTGCCACTAAGCATCAGGTATCCAAACAAGCTAGAAAAGAACTCACTATAGCTCTGTAATGGATTGGGGCGGCTCAATAAATCAATGGCGGGATGTTGCTCAAGCACATCATCGCCTATTTTTACTTGGAACTGGGTTGCCGCTGCGCCCTTGGCTATTTCGTTGACGCATCGGTACACAATAGCGTTTTGCATATAGCCTTCAGACGCAAGGTCTTTGTACTTGTATGTTTTCCCACGCCCACCGCTTACGCCGAAATACGTGACCATGTTCCCCAATGATTTCTGGGAAATATCACTAGCTAAGTAGTCTCTAACTCTATCCATAAATGCCATCAGCTTACCCTCCACGCTACATCGCCGCGTGACTTGCTTAGTTCTGCCAAACCCCACACCAGAGCATCCAACCTGTCTGGGCTTGGCTTGGTATCACCAACGTAAGTACACATCTGTGTCTCTAGCTCCGCAAAATAACCCAGATGATGAACTCTGCGCTGCTCATATAAAGCCGCAATAGGTTCTGCTCTCATCATCTTCCCTCTGGAAGCTCTGACCTGTCTATAAGGCACATTGGTATCAATGGTTCTGATTAGTCGGTCAACTAAATCACCACCGTTGTTCACTTCTGCCACTATTCTATCAGCCTCCCACTCATAGAAAGCTCGTATTGCTATCGTACCCCATTTGTCAGCGGAATAGCGCCCAGATAAATCCTCAAGCACATAAAACTCTTTCTGCTTATCTTTGCCAACGACAACTATTCCTGTTTCATCAGAGTTTTCATGCGAGGTAACAGCAGGGTCAACAGCTACTATAATCTGGCTCAGTTCTTTTTCTTTGTCTTTTGATAGCCTTGTTTCATCAATCAAAGATGGATTCCAAAGCGCACCCTCTACATCATCAACTATTTCTGCATATAGCTCTTGCCTTCCTAGCCTAGTACCTTCATACCGTTCCTTCAGCATTTGCAACGCTGACGGGGCTAGATTGTCTTGATTCTCAAAGGTGCTGCCTCTGGTGACTTTTGTATCCTCTCTCTCCATCAGCCGTTTAATTATTGGCGTGGGTCTTGGAGTGGTAGTGATTATGCACTGAGGGTTTTCTCCTAGACGTAAGGCAAACATAAGCTGGTCAAATGTCTCAGGGTATCGCCAAGCTGCCAACTCATCGCACCATGCCCGATGGAACTGTGGCCCACGCAATCTGTCAGGCTCCGTTGCGCTGTAGCCCATGATCTGACTGCCGTTATGTAGCCTGATGCTCATGCCGCTAGAGTTATAGCCCTGCCCCCTACCTTGCAGCAAGCACTCTTTAGGGGTGTGCTTTAGTATTCCAGAAACACCCTCAAAGGCAACGCGCCGCAGATCACCGAACGTGGGGGTGACTACCGCTACCTGTACCTCTGGATATTTTAGGGCATACAGCACCGCGTCAAGCGCCCCTGTCCGCGTTTTGCCCCAACCCCTACCAGCTAGTATTAGCCATATAAACCAATCGCCTGAAGGCGTTATTTGTGTCGGCCTAGCTGTTTCTAGCCAATCAGTGTACAGGCTCGCTGACTTGACGTGACCTTGCTTCCGCAATCTCGTCAAGTTGCTCCATAACTGCTCTGAAGGCTTCTGGGTTGCTAACATCTGCTGATACCCTGCTAATTTCCTGTGCCTGACCTAACGCCAGCTTTCCAATCCTTTGAGCGGTTGCTACCACCGTGGATAGCTCTCTCATCTCCACAGCCGTCATATCCACCTCATCAGGTACTTCCTGTTCTCGTCTAATAGCCTCCTGTAGCCGCCTTCCCACCCTAGTGAGCATAGCTTGTGCTATTGCGAGAGCATTGTCATCCAGCTTCTTACCGCTTTCCAACATGGACTCAAGCCTTTCTTGGTCTTGCATAACCTGAAGCTGGCTCTGGTAATTATTTTTTTGCTTCTGCCAATCGTCTTTTTTAGCGGCGCGATATAGCGTAGGTCTGGATACACCATGCCTTTTTACAAGGGAGTCTATTGTTGGAAACACTCTGACCCCATCCTCATTGTGATACCCGTGTATATACTCATCACGAATATCCATCCTTAATTCATCTGTTAGCTTATTTACCATACTAATCGTTATCAGATAATCTCACTAAGTTTTCTCTTGTTCTTCGGCTTCTACTTTTTTCTTCAGCAATATCTGATGCTTAGAAACCCATGCTTTATTGTACTCTGCATCAGCGAATAGTTTAGAGAATCCCGTAATGTGCTTCAATCGTAATAGCTCATCCGGCTCCATACCTAGCTGGTTACATATATCCGCATCTGACCACCCATTATCCAGCATATTGAATACCATGTTAGACATACCGCCTACACCGTGCTTTCCTCTGGCTCTGTTGTGCCTGACCGTAGATGCCATCCTGTCATTGATGTCCTTATCAATAACCACTACAGGAAGCCTATTGTGGTTTTTTTCAGCTATCTCAGTATTGCTTTTTGAGACAAAATACCTATGAAACCCATCAACAATGACGTATTTATCAATCTCTGGATCGTAGATGGTTACTATAGGCTGTGTATATCCATCATGTGATATGGAGGTGCTTAGAAGGCCCATTTCTTTGCCAGCCACGCTGTTAGGGTTGTAGTCATTGGCCTGTATTTTGTCTATAGAAACCCATCCTACGTCTGTCACAGGGTTATGATTGAGCGGGTGCTTTTCTGACAGCATGGTCTTTAGTTGTTCAATCGCCTCCATGAGTTCTTCAGGTGTTTTCTTGGTTATTCCTGCAGAACTTAATTTTTGCGTTATACCCTTCTCTATAGATAAGACTATCTTAAACAGTTCTAGTGCAGTCTTTCGCTTCATTTTCTTATTCACTTTGTGACCACGAAGTTATAGGGCGCGGGCCTGTTATGTGATAAAGGCTGTGACCCTGCGGGTAATTTCTATTCACGTCCCAAGGTTCTCCAGTTTTATTCCAGTTTTTTCCTTTCTTCCAATCACCATAAGCTATGACACTAGGCGAGTTAATATAATTCGCCAGCTTCACAAACTCCCAATCATTGACAAGTATTGATCCAATTTGTTTTTTATGGATTTCGTCGGGGTGCTTCATTTCATTGTACTTTTTGTCCATTCGGATCCATTTGTTTTGGAACTTTTTTTTATGCTTTGGGATAGTAATTAAATTATCAGTTAAGTAATCCCTGTACTCCTTCCAATCCTTGAACATATAAGGCAGATTTTCGGCTATTAGCATCTCTTTTTTTTCAATATGCTTTGCTTGATTAACGCCGTTTAATCTTTTTGTCAGGGCTTCCCATGTATCGCCCTCTATTTCATGCAAAAAGAACAACGAATGAACTGCGGTTTCATGATGAAGATTAGAAACGCGCATTTTGTAAGGGCTTATCCCATATCGGTATAACTCATCATATATCTTGCAATAATTCCAGTTGTTTGAATGTATTGCTTTCCATATATCACT